TCCGGGAGTACGTACAAAAGGGACAAAGAATAAGGTTGGTCTCCAAGAAGCCTTTGAAGATAGAAACTCAAAAGGATGGGCGTGGAACAACCTCATGTTGCAACGTTGGACAGATCACGAAGGGGTCGAACATCGTGTACTAGAAGATTACAATCGCAACCGTATACTTTGCGATCTTACAGCACAACCAGACGACATTAAGGCCATTATTAAATCTACTTTAGATGCAGAGTTTGCTAAAGAAAAGAATGTTGCGCAAGTTGGCATTAGACTTATGAAGTTCTGCGGTCAGTACGATCTTATTAAAGTTACTGAACAAATACAGAGTTATGCAGATCCGCTAAATTCTCGTTATTGTGTATGAGTATTCAATACTATTTTCCCACCGCAATTTTATCAGAGCTTCATGTAAATGCGGCTAAGGATCTGCTACCTATAGCAAAAAAATATCTGAACGATCCAAAGTTTGTAAGTACAAAGTGGGGATATAAAAGTACGTTCACTGGAACAAAAGGCATAGCGGACGAAGAAGATTTTAAACCCTTTATAGAATTTATCCATAAGGTATCTAGAAACTATCTAGTCAAACTAGGCTACGATGAATCTAAAATTCTTTTTGATACACAACTATGGGTAAGTGAAATGGTTGCAGGCGACGAGCATCGTCGACATACGCATGCCAATTCTATCCTTTCAGGAATTTTATATTTAGAAGTTCCAAAGAATTCAGCACCACTTGTTTTCTCAGATCCTAGACCGTTTAGAGAAATTGTAGCATTACCTAAGTTAGGTGATGTTCCTACAAATTGGGATAATGTAATCTTCCAACCTGAAGATGGATTATTACTGATATGGGAGTCTTGGTTAGCTCATGAAGTTCCCAAGACTCGAAATGAAGGCAACCGAACAACTATTGTTTTTAATTTAACAAATAGAGTTTACGAATAACAGATTTGCATGGAGGCAATTATGACAGAGGTACAAACAAAAGCACTTATCGATGGTAAGTTCTGGCTTATTGAAGCAGAAGGCGAAAAGTTAGGTACGCTTACAAAAGAGAAAAAAGGTTACAGTTTCATGCGACAAGGCCGCAAGGTTGACATCGCTGACTTAGCAGTTTTTCAAACATTATTTGGTCTTACCATTAATGAAGAGCAACTTAAAAAAGAAAAATTAAGCACTAAGGTAGATGTACAGGGTTATTCAATTTATGAATTTCCTTGTTCTAGTAAACCTTACAATCCAGTGTATGATGTTAGACAACGTCTACCCATTTATAGCAAGAGTGATAAAAGCAAGAGCCAATATTGTGCTGGTTACTATGTAATCAAATTCCGCAAAGGTTGGGTCAAATCATTCTGTCCAAAACTTATTACACTAGAACGCTATCCTAATCAAGGTCCTTTTAAAACTGAGATTGAGATGAAACAAGTACTAAGTTCTATGAGTAGAGAATCATGAAACAATTAAACACGATTCCCATCGAAAACTTCTTAGAAAAGTCTAGAATCGCCCAGAAATCAGGCGCAAAAGTAGTCAATTTAAGTGCAGAGGAATCTCAAGCACTAGCAGACTGTTTAGCGGTAATAATGACACGATTAACGGGCGAATTAGATCGTGTGCTACAACAAGTATCGCAACCGCAGGATACCCAGGTCTCTATGGATGGTGGTAATTTCTAACGGTATATAATAAATAAGTACGTATATTTGGAGACGTACTTATTATGAGCAGACCTAAACCAACGGTGCTTTTAGAAATAACTAATAAAAAAAATTACAAGACTGAACAGGTACTTGAAGCCGATGCCATTTGGGCTGTTTTTTATAAAGGTAAACCAGTTAATCTAAAAACCACTTCCGTGGTCGCACAACAATTAGGGCCTAAATATAAAAAAGTTAGTTTTTCTAATTCTGGACACGCATTCAATCTTTCCGAAAAACTAAACAAGTTATTCAACTGTCAAGATTTTTCTGTGTATAAACTAACTACTGGTGAAATAATCCAAGAGCCATGATTTCAAAACGTGACTTAACTCAAAAGCTCTTTTCCGAGTTAAGCGATACAGAATTAAAATTTGAGCAATTCCACAAAACCATCTGGACTAATCCGAGAGAGAAAGCGACAGGTGGTTTTCGTTTGACTGAACAGGGATTTGATGTATTGAAAAATACATTACAGTATAAATGCTACGAAATCGAATTTCCAAAGGATGAGGAATTTATGATTTCAAATAGTACTGTTATATATTTGGATCGCTATATTGACAGTCCGTACTATTTAGAAAAGAAAAGCATTTGGGTCTTTAGAGAAAAGATTGCTGTAGAACTTGTACTGTTCTCCGGAGACATAGCAAAATTTTGCAATGCCAAAAAGGCCGCGAACAGACCGTTGTAAAAATACAACACATTTTGGATAAACCGACTATTGACATCCTAGACCTTTGACACTATAATAATATACATAGAGCGTTGTATTTTAATTGTTTTTTTTAGAAAGAGGTCAACAAATGGCAAAAGGCGAAGTTTCAGCAAATCGTACACAAAGTCCTAATGAAGCCAAAGCGGCTATCCGCAAGTGTTTCAAAGTAGGTCGTCCTGTTTTTATGTGGGGTCCCCCAGGTATTGGTAAGAGCGATATCGTTCATCAGATTGCGTCCGAAACCGGTCGTGAAGTTATTGATGTACGTTTGAGCTTGTGGGAACCTACTGACATTAAAGGTATTCCTTTTTATAATTCCAACCTAGGCACAATGAGCTGGGCTCCCCCAATTGAGTTGCCTAGTGATCCAGATAGCACCGCCGTTCTGTTCCTAGACGAACTTAACTCCGCGGCCCCTGCTACGCAAGCCGCGGCTTACCAGCTTATTTTGAATCGCCGTGTTGGCACATATCACTTGCCTAAGGGTGTTTCAATTGTTGCGGCTGGTAACCGTGAAACTGACAAGGGTGTTACTTATCGTATGCCTGCTCCGTTGGCTAACCGCTTCTTGCACTTGGAATTGAAAGTCAGCTTTGATGACTGGCAAGAATGGGCTGTTACTAATAAAATTAACGAGCAGGTTGTTGGTTACATCGGTTTTGCTAAACAAGACCTTTATGACTTTGACCCTAAATCTAGCTCACGTGCTTTTGCTACACCACGTAGCTGGTCGTTTGTATCAGATTTGCTTGGCGACGATGACCTGCCAGAATCAACGCTCACTGACCTCGTAGCAGGTGCTATCGGTGATGGCTTGGCTGTTAAGTTTATGGCTCACCGAAAAGTCGCCAAGCAAATGCCTAAACCAGAAGATATTTTATCTGGTAAGGTATCTAAAGTTAACATCAAAGAAATTTCAGCGATGTATTCTTTGGTCATTAGCCTGTGCTATGAACTCCAAACTGAGCACGAAAAGAAGAACAAAGAGTGGAACAAACTTGCTGATAACTTCTTTGGTTTTATGATGGATAATTTCCCAACTGAGTTGGTTGTTATGGGTTCCAAAGTTGCCCTAACAAACTACGGTTTGCCGTTCGACAGTTCCAAGATGCAGAACTTCGATCGCTTCCATGCACAATATGGTAAGTACATTATCACAGCAATGGAGAATTAAAATTGGGCCCTCCGGGGCCCTTTTCAACTTATAAGGATATAAATTATGGCTGTAAAATCTTGGTACCTATCAATTATCGATTCACAAACTCACAAGCCTGTGCTACATAAGATGTTTTTTACAGCACCCAAAATGAACGAGTTCATTAAAGAACAAGAAATTTTGGAGAAATATCCTAAGCCTACCTATTATGTTGTCAAAGAAAACTATTGACAAACTGGTAAATTGAATGTATAATATATACATATAGTTAGACACTGGAGTAAAAAATGACCGTAATGAAGCAAGAAAAAACTAAAGTAGACAAAACTCGTGTCTACAGTCCGCAGGAAAAAGCCAAAGTATTAGATAAACTAATTACAGCTCGAGTTGGTTTGCTATTGAAGCATCCATTCTTTGGTAACATGGCTACCCGTCTGCAATTGATCGATGCTAGTGATTGGTGTTCTACACTTGCTACAGACGGACGCCACTTTTATTATAATGTAGGGTTCGTTGATAAACTTACTCCACGTGAAGCAGAGTTTGGCTTTGCCCACGAAGTCCTGCACAATGTTTTTGATCATATGGGGCGCCGTAATGAACGTGAACCCCAGCTATCAAACATCGCGGCAGACTATGCTGTTAACCAAATCCTTAAAGATGAAAAGATCGGTGACGTGCCTTCAAAGATTAAAATTTTCCAAGATAATAAGTATCGCGGTAAAAGCTATGAAGAAATTTATGACGACCTCAAAGACAAGGTACAGTACATTGACCTTTCCGAACTCGGCGAGTTGCTAGACGAACACTTGGACGGTGAAGGTGAGGGCGAAGGTGACGGTGAAGGTGATAAAGATGGTAAAGGCCGTCCTAAACTTAGCAAAGAAGAACTTAAAAAGATCCGCGATGAAATTAAAGAAGCAATGGTAAGTGCCGCTTCTGCGGCTGGCGCTGGTCGTGTACCGGCAGGTGTTGCACGTCTTATCAAAGAGTTCACCGAGCCTAAGATGGATTGGCGTGAATTGTTGCATCAACAAATTCAAAGTATCATCAAAAGCAATTTTAGTTTTAGTCGTCCAAATCGTAAGAGTATGCACTCTGGAGCAATCTTGCCAGGCATGATGAACGAAGAAACTATCGATGTGTGTGCTAGTATTGACATGTCAGGATCTATTAGTGACGATATGGCGAGAGATTTCTTAAGTGAAATTAAAGGCATCATGGACGAATACAAAGACTTTAAATTGAAACTGTGGTGTTTTGATACCGGCATTTATAACTACGCTGAATTTACCGGTGATAACGCAGATGAGATTTTAGAGTACAAACCAAAAGGCGGTGGCGGTACTGACTTTGATGCCAATTGGGAATATATGAAGGAAGAACAAATCGAACCTAAAAAGTTCATTATGTTTACAGACGGATATCCTTGCGGTAGCTGGGGTGATGAGCAGTACTGCGATACCCTGTTTATTATCCATGGAAACGAAACCATAATTCCACCATTCGGTAATTACGCTTACTATAAATAAAGTAGGTATATTATGGCACTAGCAAAAGGATCAGTAAATCCGTTGAATGTTTTAGGGCTCCGAAAATTAAATTGGATCCCTAAACATTTTACCATAATTTCTGTTAAATCAACAGAGGTTGATAACATGAGTAGCTGGATTTACAATAACTTAAACGGCCGTTATGCTATAGCAAGATCGCTTAAAATTGACGACAATAATAAAATGATTGAAACTCAGAATTTAGGCTTCGAAGATCCTGCTGAGCTAACTATGTTTAGTCTGGCATGCCCATACTTACACAAATAATATTATTAGGAGATACAAATGGCAGAATTAGATCAAGGAACCGGCGCACAAGCAGGCCAAGCAATTGGTGGTGACGCAGGCCAAGAACAAGCTCAGCAACCAGCTGGTAACCCAGAGTTGACTATTGCAGATTTAACAAACTTACGTGCAGTTATTGATGTAGCCGCACAACGAGGCGCTTTCCGTGCCGCAGAAATGGCCGCTGTTGGCACAGTATTCAACAAGTTGAATACATTCTTAGAAGCAGTTTACCCACAACAACTACCACCATCTGAAGGCAAAGAAGACGGCGTTAAACAACCCGCTTAAGGAGACCTACAATGAAACACGTTGGTAAAATGAAAAATAACGGAGCCAAGGTAGTAATTGCGTACCGAACTTTGCCCGGGGATTCAAAAAGTGCTCTAGTAATTGGAGCCGCTAGTCTAGGCGAATCTTATCACGATGCTCTTATGAGTGTCGTTGAAAGTGATAATGGACAGCAGTCAAACGAGATTGCAGATGTCTTAGCAGTACGCAAGTTCCCGGATGGTAACAATATGTTGGCATTTTTACATACCAACGGATATCTAAAGAAGGTACCTACTGAAGGTGTTCTTGTAACTCCTGAACCTAAAACTTCTATTCAGTTGGATGAGCTTAATCAGCTTATTGCTACTCAAAAGGGTATAACTGTAGACGACCTAGCATCTTCTGATTCGTCAGAAGATAAAAAAGTTGAAAAAGTAGAAGAAGCAAAAACTTCAACTATTTCTACAGACACAATGACTCCAGCAGAAATGCGCAGTAGAGCAGATGCCTTGTACAAGGAAGCCGCTAAGTTGCGTAAGCAAGCAGACGAATTGGATCCGCCAAAAAAGAAAGCTAAAGCAGAAACAGCTGAAGCATAAAAAAAGCACCCTAGGGTGCTTTTTATTTGACCATTACTTCTATAATCCCGGATTCGCCGAACCAATTTTCGAGAGCTATTCCTATTACAGCATTTGGACTGTCGCCTTCTCTAAATGCTTCTGCATAACCCTCAACTGTAGATGTAACTAGTCGATCGCCTTTGTGTATAGGAGCAATTACTTTACAAGGAACACGCCCCTTTAGTGCAACGTAAGGATGTGTATCATCAGGACCGGCCGCATAGTTCATTTTAAACGCAGGCTTAGTTGAAATTATTCCTGCAACAGATGGACAAGCTCTCATCGAAGTTACTGTTATTTCTTTATCACCGCCAATGATTGTTACAGTACCGGTGGTATATAAACTGTCTGCTTCATATCTTTCTGCGATGTCGGCAAATGTAGCCTGCATCGAGCTGGTGCCTTCCAGAGACCATTGGCCGACTATCTTACCGTTTGAACTTTCTAATGTACCTGCTTGTAGTCTTGGACTTTGTATATACGAAGCTAGCAGTCCGCCGGTATCAGTTCGCTGGGCAATGGTATTATTAGTTGCGGCACTTGTTGCACCTAGGTAACTAGATGATGTACCACTTCCCTGTAAAACTGTTGCCTGTACAGAAGATGCTGATCCAACTCGCCAATCCCCGTTTAAGTAGGAAATTCCGCCGGTTCCGGCATTAACACCTGAAACGGTTAAAGTGCCGTTTGCCAGTCGTTGTGCAATACTTAAACCAGTATCATCTATTTTAGCATGGACATAATTTGTATTATCATAAGATTGTAATGTTATAGCATTAGTCGCTGTAACAGCAGTAGTAGCAACAACGCTACCGCCAACAATACTCGAACCTGCTGATAGTGTCCAAGTACCTTGGATTATACCGTTTGTAGATGTCGATAATAAACTAGAATACAAATTCTTTATATAACCATTTCTAAATCTATATGTGTCAGTACCTAAATCTACAGGAATACCTGTAGGTGTTGAAGGCGTCCCTAAACCTTTATTTGGAATTATAGATATGAACCCAACACCAGAATCAATCGCAAGTAGATTAGTATTGGTACCATTGTACTTGCCGTTAAAATTAATACTTGTTGATTGTAAATTAGTCAAGTTAAGCTGATCATTGCCGATCGCAGGATCAACGTATAGACGTGCAACTTGATTTAAGCCAATTGTTAGACCCTCATTACTATTGATGTTTAACGACCCGCTAAACGCTGAGAACTCATCTCTACGGATATAGTTTTTAGCATCATAGAAAACGTTGTCGCCTAGCGCATCTCTTTCAATCAATCCCCAAGCAGACCCAGCCGTTCCGAAGAAAATCCATTGATTGTTCTTTGCCGGTAGTGCTCCAACAACTGTAGTATCTTTAGTTCCTAAAACTGGAGTAGTTCCAGGTAAGGTTATTCCTCGAGCTACGTTACCAAAGAATTGTTCTGTAACAATAGTACTCTGACTATTAGGTGTAAATGCGTTTGGAGAAAACAATGCTGTCATTGTTCCTGGACCAGATCCAACACTTGATTGTAAAACAGTATATGAACCGCCAATACTATCCTGAACAACAATACCTGCAACCTGTGATTGTAATGCTGTGACTGCCTTCTCCGGTCCGATCATAACAAAGTCAGTACCGTTGTAAATGTAAAGTTTTTGGTTTACTGGGTCAAACCATTGGTCGCCAATTCTTAGATCAGCTGGACGTTTATTTGTTGTGTCAGTGAAGGTTAGATTTTTAAATCTAGTTCCGTCATATACTTTTAATTTTAATAGACCTGTATCAAAATACAACTGTCCTGTTATTGGTTTTTCTGGAGTCTTTGAACTTGCAAAATTTTCTAATAACTGTAAAAAATTTTCATTAACTGTTTGACCGTAACCTGCATAGTTCTTACCTACAAATGTTAAGTCAGTAGATGTTTCAATTGCACCATCTTGGATGATCGCAAGTGTTATTCCGTTGGTTTTTCGTAGTGTATATGGCATAGTCTTTAATATTTAATAATTGGTAGTAATGCAACGTTACGTGGACGAGTCTCTGTCCCAGAAGATAACGCAGTTTGGTTAAGGAAGAATGTTGGGTTTCCGGTATCACCGTCACCGTCATTTCCCCATCCGCTGTAGTTTTCTACCCTGTTACCGTTTCGATCATATAATGAAGGGCCTTGATCGTCGTTGATACCGTACAGATCATCAACATTGTGTTTATGAGGTTCAACATCCGATGCCTGTGAACTACCAAATATGCGACCAGGGTCAACACCCCTACCCGAGTCAAAGCCGCGAACGAATTCGCCACGCAAGTCTGGCAGATTAAAGTTGCCTCCGGCGCCGCCGTAAGTGTATCCGATTACATTGAATAAGCGTTGATACGATACTGTCGATACCGCGCTTCCGTCACACACTAAGAATCCCGAAGGACAATTACTTGTTGCGGTATAGAAAACTGTACCAATTGGCACGATATCCAAACTGTTAAGTTGATTTTGTAGAGTTTGCTGAAGTGCCGCAAGCTGTAAAAGAATACTGTTACGCATAGCATCTACATAGGCTTTTACA